GATGATATCAAGTGAGTTAGTTCCATCTGGTGTAAACATCTGATAGTCAGGTGTTGTTGCGATGTAAACTGAGTCAGCTCTTTGGAATTGAATCATATCGATTGCTTCCTCTACAAGATTAGAGTTATTTACATAATCTATTGCTGAAGTTGCAAATACGTTGATGTTTGTTGCTTCAGGATTTCTGAACGATAGAATACCTAAAAGGTATGCGTAGTAGTCAGTGTTCGCAAAATCTTGTGTGTTGTTTTCAACAACAATTCTCTTGAACAAACCTTCACCTGTTGCTGTTGGGTATCTTGTAGAAGCCGCAGCTCCTGCCAAGTAACCTGATGCTCCAAGTTGGAATCTATCAGCATTTGTTCTATATTCTCTGTAGATATCCCATCCGTCAAATCCACCCGCGAAACATACTGTGTATTTTCTTGAGTAAATAAAGTAGTAAGGGTTTTCTTGAGTTTCAGGGTCAAATCTGAAATCAGCAACTCCACACTCGAAAGCTGGAGTACCACTCGTTTGATAAGAATTTGCTATTGTTACAACAGTTGCACCTGAGTCCATATGGAATCCTTTCGAAAGGTAATTCCAAGAAGCTCCATCAACAGGAACAGGAGATACAATCCAATTATTTGGATTTTGTTTACCTTTGTACGTTAATAATGATTCGTCAACACCTAACACTGTTGAAAATCCTAAGTAACTTCTTCTTACAACATCACCAGCAGATTCCACTGAATTATCACCACCTGATGGAGTACCAAAAGGAGGGTTATATATTGTTTCACCAGGGAAATAATATTTTGTTTTGAATTGAGGTACAGGAGAAGGATTCAATACTGAACCGTATTCTCTTTGTGTATATCCGTAGAATCCACATGGTAAAGCATCGATTGGAGCTTCATCCGACATCTCAACCATAATATATTTTGAAATCAGAGCGTATTCACCGTTAGACGAACCAATCTTCTTAGCAACGAAGTTGTTAGAAGCTGGGTCCATATTACAGTTTGTAAACTTCTCGATAACTATTGGGTTAGCATCTGAATCGAAGAAATTTCTAACAAGGACATCAAACGTCATATTGTTGAATGATAAGTTCGCAATAGAAACTTTAACTTCTACGTTAGCTGCATCCCCATCAGAAATTGAAATAAATCTGAATAACTTATAAACCTTATTACCTCTCAATTCTGAAACCAAGAATGGAGTCATAGGTGATTGATATTTTTCAAGGTTGTAAGCGATTGAACTTGAATCTTCAGTTCTTGCCCCAGGTAAACCAATCAATTCACAATCTAAACCACGAATATAACTTTGATTATAAGCGTAAGCTAAAGAAGCAGGATATGCTTCCTCCACGAAAATAGGAACCTCTTGTCTTGATTTACCAAAGTTGTCGAAACCTAAAACTTTAGTTATAAATTTAGATGAAGCCGCTGATAAAGAAACTTCGAAACTAAATGTGTCGTTATCTTTTGTGATACCCGATAGTAAGAAAGTTTCATATGGGTTTTTTGTAACACCTGAATATTGACCACTACAAACCATTGTAAGAGCACTCAATCCTGAAACCGTACCTCCTGAATTAACTTCATATATAGGACCATGTGCATTACTTGAAGCACTGTTTTCAAATAATGAAATACCTCTTGAACGAAGTGTTGCAACAACCATGTTGTTGTAATCTGAGAAAGCAGTACCTGACCAAGTATAAACATTACCTGATAAAGTACCAGTGTAGGTTGAACTTGCACCTGAAGCAATTGCAGTTACTCCATAATCCATTGAATAACCCGAGTAGTTATCACCACTGTAGTTATCAAAGTTTGCGTAGTACCAAGAGTCATTCGAAGAAGCTGTTAAATCATTACCAGCTATGTTCATACTATCTGTAAGGTATACGTTATTAAGATTAGGATATTGTGCTAAAAATGCGTAAAAATCACCTTCAGGAAGTGTACCATAAATGTTACCTGTGTTACCTGAAATCGCGTTGTTCGCGATGATGTTATTAATAAATCCTATAATATCTGCTTGAATATTGGAAGTGCTTCCATCGAACATTCTATATTGTTCTGTTAAATTACTTTGAATCTCATAAGGGAATACACTACCGAAAGATATTGTGTTCGCAGATGAATTGAAAGTAAAGTTCACCGACCAAGGAGTTGGTGTAATAGGGTTGAATCCAATAGTTGTTGGGTCAACGTTTGCCTTTACCTTGATGCTCCATGAAGGACCCGCATCATATCCAGACAATCCAAGAATTCTCGTTACGAATAATTGGTTTGATTGTTGTAAGTAAGACTTAGCAATATAAGCCGCCTCATACTTTGGGATTTGTGTGTTCACAAATTTTGTTGGTTCAGTGCCACCGAAGTAGGCTTGAAACTCGTCATAGTTCGTGATGAAAATTGGTTCGAATGCAGGACCTTTGATAGTCTCTCCAACCAAACCTAATGTAGTTACACCGACACTTTGTGCCACGAAGGACAAATCTGTCTCAGAGGTATAAACTCCAGGTGATACATATACTTTTTGATTTACTTGTGTTGCCATTATAAAATTGTTCTTTGCAGATTTATTTTATTGATAAATATTCATATCTGAATGAAAAAACTTGACTTTTAGATATCTATTTGTAAACAGGGAGAATTAATTCTGCCTTTTTTCTGCCTATGAAAACAAAGAAGGAAATAAAGAATATTAAGATATCACCAGAAGCCCACGATATGTTAAAAAAATACTGTGATAAAAGAGGAATAAAAATTTACAAATTCTTAGAAAATTTGATACAAGAAAAGTGTAAAGAAAAGAAAGACGTTTACGGGGAGAACTAAACTAATTTACAATCAAATTTAATTGTACCTTCCTGAGTGTTATCGTTTTTGGTAACAGATATCAGCAACAAATCGTTTGTTGTGATTTGAATCTTATTTACGTTAGAACCATAATAGTCCCCATTAATATAAACATCGAAGTTAGAAATATTTTCTGAACCAACCCAAGTCATATCTGCAGTGAAGTCAATCATCTCTGAAAGACTAGTAACACCCGACACATATAAAAAATTAGATAAAAATTCTGAAGGGTTTTCAGGAAACTTACCCCTTCTTTTTCTTAATAAAGATGTATCAACTTCAACAACTTGTGCAACTCTTGCAATTGCGGGCTTAACCTGAAATTCTTCTTCATCAATAAGATATCCTAACATGGTGAAGTCATAACTCTGAATATAGTACTTTCTCGCATCCAAAGTCATTTGTGACTCATCAGAAATATTATTCATTACAATTGGAACGTATTGACCCTTGATAAATGTATATGCCTGTCTAGATGAAAATTTTTGAAGAACAATTTTATTTAATTGATTCAACTCTCTCATTCTATTACAAACAATTTTAACACTATAATTAATATCTACAGGAACAGGTTGAGGTATTGTATATATATCCATACCTTGTTCATTACCATTCCATGTTGGGACAGACGCATAATAAAATTGTTTTCTGTTTGGTTGATTCAACATACTGTGACCAGTTTTGTGTTGTTAATATAATATCAATCATAGGAACTATCTTACCCCCCGTCACAACTTGTAAGTCACCTTTAACAAAATCCAACATCCCTCTGTCCAAGTCAGCGTGTAATACCGACTTAGGAAGATACGTTCCATCTTTTTTAATATATTCAAGAAGTTGCTCTCTCCTTTCAGACAAAGTCTTTTTAGGTACTAAAGGTAATGTTGGTATGACCTGTTTAGGTAAAGGCATATTAGATTCCGTTAAATTCGTTTTCACTTACCCATGTAGCAACAATCGTTCTATAAAAAGGCTTGTAACCACCATAAGTGTGTTTATTATCAGATTTCACATATCCATCGTCACTAACAACATAATATCTTACTCTATCCTCACTTTCATAATATCCAAGATAATCACCCATGAATATATCAACACCCATATCTTCTAAAGTTTTTTGGTAAATACTAAATCTCATATTACCTGGCTCCTGTAATTCAACTCTCGAATTACCTACAGTTTTGTTGGTGGGAGCCATTACTTGAACGTATCCTTTGAGTTCTACAGGTGCTAAGAATTGAATACCGTCCTCCAAGACTTCACCATATACATCATCAGTTTTTGTCTTATATCTATCAATCCTGTAAAGAATAACAGTAAAGTTCATATCACCAATTAACCACTCTTCACCCATACCAATATCAAGGGCATAATCCTCACCCCCAAAAAATTTACCAAGTCTTGTTATAGGAACTAATTTCTCTGCCATCCTT